GTGACCACGCTTGAGCCGATAGTGGAAGGGTTCATCATCGGATCGGCTGTATCGGGTATAATCGGCACTAACATAATGGCGTACTAGGAGATATAAATGGCAACAGGCTTTCCAGCAGCAACAGGCGATGTCCTAAGCGCGGCTATGTTTAACGGGCTAGTAGCGTTCACGCTTAACGCCCAGACAGGCACAACCTACACAACCGTCTTAAATGACTCTTACCAGACCTTAATTACTCAAAGCAACGCTTCGGCTAACGCGATTAAGATCCCAACTAACGCTTCTGTTGCTCACCCTATCGGGACAGTTATTACAGTTCTTAACATAGGCGCGGGTCTTTGCACTATTTCAGCAGTTACCTCAGGAACGACAACTGTTCTTTCCTCTGGCGCAACTGCGGCTTCTCCTACCCTTGCTCAGTACAAGTCTTGCGCTTTAATTAAAACTGGGACTGACGCTTGGTATGTCGTAGGGGCTATTGGTTAATGATCGCTAACACCTCTGTCGGTATTTTAGGCGGTACTGGCCCTAAGCCAGTAGTAACAGGCGGAACTTTAACTTCTGACTCAACCTACTATTACAGAACTTTTACCGCTAACGGCACTTTAGGAATTACCTCTACTGCCTTAACGGCAGATGTGCTAGTTATCGGTGGCGGTGGCGGCGGTGGACTCTATGTCGCAGGCGGTGGCGGTGCTGGCGGAGTTCAGTTGTTTAGTTCACAGTCTTTAGCGACAGGTAATTATTCTTGCACTATTGGCGCTGGTGGGCCGGGTCAAACTGGTGGAACTGGTCAACAAACTGGATCTATTGGCGGAGATACAACCTTCCAAACTTTAGGCGCATCAAAAGGCGGCGGAGTTGGCGCAGGCGGTAACTCAGGCAACAGTCCTTCGACCGGCGGCTCAGGCGGTGGAGCGGGTAACTCTTACACAACGGGCGGATCTGCAACTTCTGGTCAAGGAAATGCTGGTGGAAATAAAAGCACTGGCGGCGGCGCTGGTGGCGGCGGCGCTGGAACTGCGGGCCTCAGTGGCGTAACAAATAACGGCGGTATTGGTGGCGCTGGAACTAACAGTTATTCTAGTTGGCTATCAGTAGTTGGTTTAGGAGTAAGTGGTTTCATTGCAGGCGGTGGCGGCGGTGGCTCAGGCGGTGCAGGTGGTAGCGGTAACAGCGCAGCCGGTGGTGCTGGCGGCGGTGGTGCTGGTTCAGCAACATCAGGGCCAAACGGATCTAACGCAACAGCGACAACAGGCTCAGGCGGTGGCGGTGGCGGTGGAGATCAAGCATCTCCATTCTACGGTTACAACGGCGCAGGCGGTTTCATTATTGTTCGCTACTTAAAGACGGCGGTTTAATATGAGTCATTGGGCTGAACTAGATCAAAACAACACAGTTCTTAGAGTTTTAGTTGGAGATAACAACGATCCAAATGGCGATGAAGGTTACAAATGGTTAGTTGATAACCTTGGCGGTACTTGGGTGCAAACTTCATACAACAGCAACCAACGCTATAACTTTGCTGGTAGAGGTTTTATTTATGACGCTGAAGCAGATGCCTTTATTGCTCCTCGCCCAGAGTGCGGCCATAAAGAATTATTCCTAAACGATACATATAAATGGAACTGCCAAGGTTGCGACTTAGAGCGTAAGAAGTCGACAGATGAAGCCTAAGTTATGCAAAGCCGGACAACAACTTCGTGAGCAATTCGATGACTGCTTCGGCGATCGTGATCGCACCTCAGACGGCTGGATCGGCGATAGTCGGCATTCAGCTCGTAAGTCTGACCATAATCCAGATGGCGAAGGCTGGGTTCGTGCCATTGACATTGACCGCGATCTATCCGGCAGACCTAAGCCCGACTTCATGCCCGATGTGGCGGATCAACTTCGTCTATTGGCAAAGTCTGATAAGCGCATCTCGTATCTCATCTTTGACGGCAAAATTGCAAGCGCCAAAAGCGCTTGGCGCTGGAGAACTTATACTGGGATTAACAAGCATCGCCATCATCTCCATGTCTCGTTTAGCATCAAAGGCGATAACGATGGTTCGTTCTTTAAAGTACCGTTACTAGGAGGCACAGCATGAACATGAAAAACCCTTACCTACTCACAGCAGGTGCATTCCTATCTGCTTGGGCAGCATCTAACTTTGCAGCAGATTACCGCTCGATCCTTTGGGCTGTTCTTGCTGGGGTCTTTGGATATGCGACACCTAAACGATGACACCAGCGGACTACTTAAATCTTTATATTGCCACTCTTGCGATAGTGGGTGGATTAGCGGGCTATGTGATCACGCACTTGCTGTCGGAGATCAAGCGACTTAATGCGCGTGTCGATGAGATCTATAACATTCTTTTAGAGCGATAATTTAATCATGGCGCGTAAAAAGGCTATCGACTTAGAGGCTTACTCTATGCTCGATCAGTATTGCATCGGGCTAAATGAGTATTACAAATCGCTAAGACGAGCAGGGTTTACACCTGAATTGGCTTTGGCTATCTTGCTTGAACCTTTAACTTACCCGGCAACGATCCTTCCAACACCGAACTGGCTTCCTGAACTTCCTGGACGAGTGCCTTATGACGATGACGATGATGAGGATTAACAATGAAAAGAACTGTAATCGTTCCAGATCTACAGGTTCCATATCACGATGAAGTTGCTGTCCGCAATGTTGCAAGTTTTATTAAAGCATACCGCCCAGATAGCGTTATTACACTCGGAGATGAAATCGATCTCCCGCAGATCAGCAGATGGACAGAAAATACACCGGGCTGGTACGAGCAAACACTAGCTGAGGATCGAGACCAAGCGGTCGAGGTTCTTTGGTCTTTAGTCGAACATTCGAAAGAAGCCCACATGATCCGTTCTAATCACACAGATCGTCTTTACAATGTGATTATGAAAAAGATCCCTGCATTCTTGGCATTGCCAGAGTTACGCTTCGAGCGCTTTATGCGTTTAGATGAACTAGGGATTACCTATCATAAAAAGCCTTACGCCTTTGCTAAGGGCTGGGTAGCAGTCCATGGAGACGAGCAAGGCATAAACCCTAACGCGGGTCTTACAGCCCTTGGAGCGGCTCGTAGGCATGGTTTAAGCGTTGTCTGCGGTCACACTCACAGAGCGGGCGTATCGGCCTTTACAGAGGCTTCTGGGGGCAAAATAGGGCGTATCCTGCGTGGAGTCGAAGGCGGGCATCTTATGGATATTCGCAAGGCTGGCTATACCAAGGGAACTATGAACTGGCAGCAGGCTTTTATTATCGTTGAAGATAGCCAAGTAATTTTAATTAACATCGAGAAAGACGGCACATTCGTGGTTGCTGGGCGGCGTTATGGACGATCTCGATAACGACATAAGGCGCACGATCGATGATGCGATGGACGATGGAGAATTGTTACCGTTTCGTTATCAACACACCGTCAGATAGTCAGATATTTATGCAACACTTATGCCAAGAAGCTGCGAAGGGCGCAGTAGAAGGGCAGTAAATGAACGCAGATGTAGCAATTACTTTATCCATAGCAGTAGGCATGATCATTGGCTTTGGCTTTGGTTATGGCAAAGGCTTTGAACATGGCAAGATCAAAGGTCGTATCGCAGCTCGCAAGATCGCTCGTCAACTTGAGCAGGTCGGCCGATGAATGCTAGAGACTATCTCAACGAAGCAAGAGCAACTATCCAAGACCGAGGAATGGACTACGGTCACCCAACTGACAACATGGCAAGAACGGCTGCCCTCTGGTCAAGTTATTTGGAAATGCCGGTTACTGATTATCAAGTCGCGATGTGCATGGCACTCGTCAAAATAGCGCGGAGCATGGAGACTGCAAAGACTGACACTTATGTTGATCTAGTTGCTTATGCTGCTATTGCAGCGCAACTGCACACAGAGGAAAATGAGCAATATGTTTAATTTAGAGGATTACGAAACAGTCGAGGAACGCCTAGTCAAGTTCTGGAAGGAACACCCAGATGGTCGAATTGAAACTACTTTGGTTGAGTCAACGCTTCAGCGATTTATTGTTAAGGCTGCTGTTTATAGAACTGAAGTTGATGCATCGGCTTGGACAACTGGCTATGCAGAGGAGACAGTCTCAACGCGAGGAGTTAATTCTACGAGCGCTCTTGAGAACTGCGAAACGAGTGCGATCGGTCGGGCATTGGCTAACGCAGGCTATGTTACGAAAGGCAAACGCCCTAGCCGCGAGGAGATGTCTAAAGTCAAAGCAGCAGAGCCTAAGCCATTCGCTGAGAAGTTAGCAGACAAGATCACGATGCCGGTCGAGGACGATCCTTGGACAACTAAGTCAGTAGAAGCTGCGCCATCAAGTGCAGATGCAGTAGCGCTAGTTCAAGATGTATTAGGTGCAGTCAAGATCGATAAAGACATTCCACTATGTCGCAACTGCCATGACCATAAGCCTATGGAATGGAAAACAGGCGTAAGTGCCAAGAACAATAAGCCATGGGGCAAGTTCTCATGTTATGTCTGTCGAGATGTGATGTGGTACAACATTGCTGCTGACGGTACTTGGAAGCCTCAGGAGGCTAAAGCATGAGCGGCCTACAATTCATGAACCAAGACGGTGAATGGGAGAACTTTCCTACTGATGATGAACTAGCTGAAAAGGCTAAACATCAGGAATTGCTTAACAACATTCAGGTGCGGATCATCTGTCACCTATGTAATGAGCCAGTACCACGCGAAGAATTAGCATTCTGGGTTCAAGGAACTGTCCTGACTTGGTCATGCAAGAAGTGCCACGCGGTTAATGTCTCAAAGTAGAAAACATCGCGGCTTCCGCACAGAGCGAGTAGTCGCAGAGTATCTGAGGCGCTGGTGGGAAGGTGCTTCAGTAGGTCGAGGTTCTGGGCGTGACATTCTCAATGTTCCCTTCGACTGCGAGGTTAAGGCACGCACAGGACTCGATGTTAAAGGAACGCTCCGCCAGATCGAGGATAGAACAGCCAAAAGCGGCTTATTGGGGTTCGCTTGCTTTAGGCTAAATGGACAGGGTGAACACGCTAGCGATTATGTAGCGATGCTTCGTTTATCTGATCTGGTGGGGCTTCTCTTAGAAGCTGGATATGGCAGGAGACAAGACATGGTTCAAGACTCTGACATTGTGCGTTGTAAAGGCACAGGCGAATGGATCATCTCTGGACAATGTAAATTATGTGAGGATCAAAATGCCCATTTATGAGTTCGAGTGCGATAACGATAACTGCGAATGCAACGCGCGCGTTGAGAAGTGGTTAAGCGTGGCTGAGCCTCATGACTTGGAGTGTCCGTTCTGCCATAGCACCATGCGCAAGGTTTATTCGTCAGTTGGAGTTCATTTTAAAGGCTCTGGCTTCTACAGTACGGACTCAAAATGAAGTTATGTATAGCAGATCCTCCATATTTAGGCAGAGCAGTTCGATGGTACGGAGAAGGTGGTTGTGGTAATGGTCGAGGCGGTGGTCAAGCAGATAATCACCCTGAGGCTTACTTATGGGATATGCCTGAAACTCATATAAACTTAGTGAAAGAATTACAAGATAACTATGAGGGTTGGGCTATTGCTATGACTGTTCATAGTCTCAGTATTTATATGCAAGCAGTAGAAACTAATTCAAGGAATGGCATTCGTGTTCTGAGTTGGATTAAACCCGGCTCAGTTCCATCTGGTAATCGAATACTAAATACATGGGAACCGGTTTTAATACAAGTTCCCACATCTCGAAAGAATTACAAGAGCGGCAAAAGTATGCGAGATGTCTTAGAAGCTGCACCTTTGCGATCTAATTTCATTGGGGCAAAGCCTGAAGCATGGACACATTGGGTTCTAGATGCGCTTGGTTATCAAAATGGTGATGAAGTTACAGACATGTTTGGTGGATCGGGTGCTGTGCAAAATGCTATTAACTCATATTACGACACGCCGTCTGAGCAGGACTTATGCTTATGGTAGTAGACACTAGGAGTACACTATCGGCTAGAAGCCATCAAGGCTTCAACTCGCGCCTGAAAGGCGTAGCGCGAGGGTTAGCCGTCGTTATTGGGC